TTACTGTAGGCATGAAAGAGTCCTAGGCAAACTGAGTTTGAGAAGCCAAAACAGTAAACGCAGCCGATCCTGTTTTTATAATTGTGTAGGTATAAATATCTATACCGCTGGCGTTGCCGGATGTAGGCGCTGAACCGCCTTGATATTTAGGTGTTACGCTACTGCCATCGACTTGAACAACATTGTTGTAGTATGGAGTAGCACCTTGCGTGACTAAGAAGGTCAACGTCATAGCGTCACCTGTCGCCATAGCTGTATCCAATGACGTTCCAGAAGATGCGCGGAAGTTAACAGTCCAGTTTGCAGCAGCATCACTGGTGTAATACAGAACGCTTTGAGTGGTTACATCATAGTTAATCGTGCCGGTAGCTGCGGTAGCCGAAACAGTTGCCGGTTCCACTACGTTTGTAAATGATGCGGCGAGTGCGCTAGTGGAGCCAGTGAAGGACTGTTTAGCTGTGAACGTAGTGGCAGTGCCAGGAGCTACATAGTCTGTTCCGGCTGTTGCTGCGCTCATTGCGCCTGTTCCGTTGCCTTTAACAATGCCTGTAAGCGTTGTCGCACCCGTACCACCATTGGCAACAGCAAGCGTACCGGCAAGCGTAATCGTTCCGCTTCCAGTGACAGGTCCACCAGAAGTTGTTAATCCTGTTGTTCCACCAGAAACATCTACGCTTGTTACGGTTCCGCCGCTGGCGGTAGATGCAATGGTAATTGAACCGCTGCCGTTAGTAATAGTAATACCAGAACCAGCCGTGATAGTGGCTTTGGTTAAAGTATTGCCTGTGCTGTTACCGATAAGAAGCTGACCGTCAGTGTACGATGTCTGCCCAGTGCCGCCGTTTACTACAGCAAGGGAACCTGTTACCCCAGTAGACAATGGCAAGCTGGTGCAGTTTGTGAGAGTGCCGCTTGACGGGGTTCCTAACGCACCGCCAGGAGCAACGTAATCTGTTCCTGCAACAGCAGCACTAAACGCGCTAGTTCCATTGCCTTTCGCTATCCCTGTAAGTGTAGCAACGCCTGTGCCGCCATTAGCAACGCCAAGCGTACCGCCTAGAGTAATCGTGCCGCTTGTTGTAACCGGGCCTCCAGATGTCGTTAGACCAGTCGTGCCGCCGGAAACGGCAACGCTTGTAACGGTGCCTGTTCCTGCGTCTGTTGCCCACGTTGGAACTCCACCCGCAATAGTTAGAACCTGACCAGACGTTCCTACAGTTAACTTATCGAGCGTGTTTGAAGCGCTGGCATAAAGTATATCGCCAGTAGTCCAGGTGCTTTGCGCTGTGCCGCCGTTTGTCGCCGCCAAAGTGCCAGCTAGTGTGATCGTACCGCTAGTCGTTACTGGACCGCCAGACGTAGTAAGTCCCGTCGTGCCGCCACTAACGTCTACGCTTGTTACTGTACCAAGAGCGTTGGCTACCCACTGAAACGCAGAACCAGACCACTCAAGAAACGTATTGGATACAGTAGGCGCGTCAATAAAGGTAGTCGTGTCAGCACCAGATTGAACTGGTATTTTATTAGCAGCGCCGCCAGCTAGGTTTGTAGCTTTGCCAACAAGTGCGTCAGTCGCCGTGAACGTAACACCAGTTGGAATAGTTACTTCCGTAGAAGTAAATTTTACGACGGGCGTTGTGACAGATATTGCGTACCACTCATCAGCGCCAGCCCAGTAGAAACCACTTGTTGTTTCATCAGCCCAAGCGACACCAGGGACGCTTGCTGTCCCGGCGTAAGTACGCAAAGCCGCAAGCATACCGCCTTCACCATTGCGCGAAAGGCTTTCTGTTATCTCATTGCCAACATCGTCAAGTGTTGTGTTGGCCCAGTTTGCTTCTATCGTAGTGTTAGCTGCAACTGGATTGCCGCTTGGCAGTGTGTAAGTGCCAGACCCATTACGAGGCATTGTTATATACTCCTATTGTCCTAATTCAGAGCCAGCATAAGCCCCTGTAAGCCCAAAGTAAGGCGACGCTCTCCTTAAAGCTTCTGATCTTGCTTGTGAAACTGTTGGCGCGGTGGCTAAATCTGTGGCTAAATCTTGCGGTCTAAGCATAAGCAAACGTCCAAGCTCATCTTTTGCTTCTTGGCTTAATTCATTGTTTCCTTTTTTCCCAAGAGCTTTTCTTAAAAGCGATAAGGTTCTCGTAAGAGGGCGGTCTATGAAATCTGAAGTTTCTCTTGCAATGTCAACAGCTTCTCCTACTTCATTAAGACCCCTTCTAGCAGTTTCAGTAGATTCAAATGTAATTGATTGCGCTCTAGGGCTGGCTCTATTTTCAAAATTCTTCATTTGGGTTTCTACATCTAATCTTTTTATAAGATTTTCTGTAGCTTCAGTACCAAATAAACTGTTTAGTTTAGCTTTAAATCTAGGAGCATCTTTGGACCTTAGTATGTTTTGATTATTTTGCAGTTTGTTAAAAACGTCATTTAAAACACCAGCTTTAAAAGATTCTAAGTCTGTTTTAGAGCGTTCAGAAAAACCTTTAATAAGTTCTTTAAATTGCTTTTCGTCTACGCGGGTAGAGAAAATGCTTTTACGGCCTTTTTCAAATGCTTTTTCTGCTTCAAAATAATCTCCCGCAGTTCTGCGTGCTTCGCTCCAATCCTTGTTGCCCTTGCCTTTCCGTGGGTTTGCCGCAATTCGATCTAATTCTTTTAGCAAGGTATTTTTTAAACCAATGTTAAATTTTGCTTCATCGGTAAACTTGCCAAACGTGTCTTTTCCAGCGTTTATTCGTTTATCAAGACCTTTTTTTACTACGTCCCAAGTTTTCCAAGTCGGAACCTTGACTGATGGGTCAAGAATAACAAAGTTGTCGCCTTCTTCTTTTATGCCGTAGTTAGACCATTCTATTTTTTCGCCCGTTAGATTGGCTTTCCTATTCTGAAGTCGAGCTTCACTTTGTATTGCTTTTTTTATTTCGGGGTCTTTTAGAATATTTCTAAGTAATGGTGTGTCCGCTACACCTTGATTGTATGCTGCTTCGTAAAGCGGTTTTGCTTCTGTTTTTCTTAATTTTATAAAATCATCTACATTGCCTTGAGCAGCAGAAGGGTTGATTCCTAATTCAGTAGCAAAATCTTCTTTTAACCTATCGTATCTCGTAGCCACCCGATCTTTTATGAGAACATCAAGCTCATCTGCTGTTTTGCCTTCCATTCTTCCTAAAGTTGCTAGGGTTGACTGCCCTCTTAATCCAGCGGCTTCAGCAGAAGTTAAATCTTTACCCGCTGTTGTTCCTGCGAAACTTTGTAATTCTTCGATTGTTTCTTGTTTTGACTTTCCACCAAAAACATCTGAAATTTTGTTTCTAGCTTTTTCTAATTCTGGAATAGGTTTTTTAAGCCCTGCTGAAATAGCCCTACCAAGACCATATCCTGCCGCACCACCTACGCCGCCTACAACGGCTGCTGCTTCTCGGTTTCCTGGCGCGTATGCTGCTGATAAACCAGCGCCAAGAGCAGCCTCACCAGCGAGAGGCGCAAGCACCGGAGCTTTTGACGCAAGTTTAGCGGCTAATGGAAGTGCGCGAGCGCCTGATAGTGCCAGACCGCCAGGGCCGACAAAAGACGCTACATCAGCGGCAAATGCACCTAAGTTTTCAGCGCGTATGCCTTCGCCTTTTTCGCCTTCTAAGAAGGCTTTGTTTATTGCAATTTGTCTTTTATCTTCTGGCGAAAGGTCTGTAAACAAGCCCTTAACGCCACGCGCAGCCGTTCCGAGACTAGCACTAACTCCTTCACCAAAACGCTCCAAAGAACCGCCTTCGCGCATTTCAGCGACTTCTTCTTGCTGTGAGCTTTTTCCTAATTTTTTATGTTCTACGTTAGCCCACGCCCAAGCGGTGCGCTCATCCGGCGCATCAACTTGATAAAATGAATCTTGAACATTTACTTTAAATTTGGGCATGGCTATTTCCTAGTGACTATTCCAAAAGCTGCACTGCGCCGGGAGGAGGCGCGTCAACATTGTCATCAAACGGAACGCCATTTATTTCAAACCCTGCGGCTCCTCTTTGTACTGGTTCTTCGCCGTTTAAAGCTCTAATAACATTATTGTAAGACCGCTGTATGTTTTCCAAATTTTTTCTTAACTGCTGTGGGCTTTGACCCATGTCCAAGCTGCCTTCAACTTGTTGCAAAAACCTTAATTCTCTTTCTGTGACGTTTCCTAACGCGCCGCCTGTTTTGTTTCCTATGGCAGTTCTTATTGCGTTTAGTTTAGCAAAACCAACGTTGGCTTTAACTGTTGCTAAAGTTTCTTCTAAATCATACGAATCAAAACCTGGGACCAAAGCTCCGGCTTTTCTTAAAATTGCATTGTCTGGAACATTATTTAACAGTTCAAGAGCGTCAGCGACAAACGCATTTTGGTCTTGCGTTTCGGCTGTTTGTTGTCTGATCTGTGCAGCCTTTATTATATCTTCTTTTTTCCTTAACAAATTTTCTGCTCTAATTGTGTTTTCTTGTGGGGCTAAAATTCTCGCTGTGGCAAGGTCGGCTTGTGTTTCCCTGCCCTGCTGTATGCCCGGTGTTTCGTAGAACTCTCCTCCTGACGCATAACCAAAGTCACCAAGCTGTTGCTGGCCTTTTTCTTCCATAGCTTTCTTTAAGTAGTTTTCTTTATAGTCAGAATAACGAGGACCGGCTTCGCCAGCAGCAAGTGAGGTTATCATAGACAAACCTCCATCACGTTTGCGATCTTGGGCAAGCTGCTCAAATCTTTGCATATCAATAGGGGTTCTACTGCTTTTTAAAGCCCTGCGTAAAAGAGAACGGCTGGTCATTCCATCATCAGAACGCGCAGTCATTCCATCATCAGAACGCCCGGTCATCTGATCGACAGAAGGGCCGCTTTCTTCTATTACGGCTTTATCAGGAACTTCATCTGTATCTGCCAAGCCAAGATTAACAAGGTCAACACCTTCTGTGCTTAAACGCATATTTGTTTGATCTGGGTCAAGCACGACATCTTTTTGCGAATCCGCGTTTATTGATTCTCCCCTAAGAGCCGCTTGTCTTTCTTCACTACGAGTTCCTTGAGTGCCTTGACCTGTAAAATACTCACTTATAGGAGAGGCAACGGAATCGGCTACATCGTATAAATTAGAGATTGCAGTAACAGGAGAGAATTTTGCGGCCAACATATTTACATCACGAGCAAATTGTGGCGCGTTAGATTCTTCTAATCGAGCAGCTACTAAAGCCTCTTGATCATCTCGTTCTTTAAGTTGCCTTTCTATAATGTCACGAATATTCATCTCTAAACGCTCCTAGAATTACCCATAAAATACGGGTTTTCTTCTTCTTCGTCCAAAATAGCCGCTCTCCCTGGTCTATTACCCAAAAGAGCCGCTCTTAGCACACCCATGGATGTTGATCTTTCGTCAGCAAGTCTTTCATCTTCTGCGTATGCTTTCTGACCGCCCTTTCGAGCCATGTACGCTTGGCCTAACTTTGCCAATCCCTCAAAAGGAGATGGAGCTACATAGGTGCGACCCGCTCTCCGCCCTCGCAGTGGCGCTGTAGAATCTCCACGCATTTCTTCAATGATTGCTCTTTTGCGCTCGTTTTCACGTTCTTCTTCATCCAAGGGAGCCAAGGATGCGAAGTAATCTAAAAAAGCAATGTCATCGTTATCGTATACCATTTTTTATCTCCAATCTAAAATTGCTTAGTTACCAAACGCAAACAGATTGCCCAGCGCCGCCGAGCCAAGGCTAGTGACAAAGCTCATTTCATATTCGTTCATCACAAAGCTCCGTAATTAACAGCTAAATATCCGCTGTCATGCTGACGCACAAGAGAAGGTCTAACGCGCTGAAGTTCCTGTGCAATTACGCCGCGTTCGCGACGTCCAAAAATGTCGTATTCATAGACTCCTACGCCGATAGGATGAGTCCCAACACGCTGAATGTTACTTTTGAGTCTAATGTCTGAAAACGCAAAAGGATTACCAAGCGCCGCAGAGCCAAGACTGGTTGCCCCGCTTATAAGGCCACCAAGACCAGCTTGCTTTGCATTGAAAGCATCAAGCGCCGCATCGTATTGCATACCGGCTGCGTTTACATACTGCGGCGTTTCTGCTTGTTGGGATACGTTGAACGATGGGAAGCTAGGCATATTAACCTGTTGCCCAGACAACAATGCATTAAGTTCGTTCAAAGACATGCCGCGCTGTTGTGCTTGCTCTGCAATAGCTTGCTGACGCGCCGTGTTCATTGCTGCGCCGTATTGCTGGTTAAGACCTTGTTGTTGAGCAACAGCCGCGTTTCTGGCTTGCATAGCCCCAAGGTCCAGACCAGCGGCTTGACCTACTGCTCTGTTTTGCAATGCACCTTGCGCCATAGCTTCATTTACGCCTTGAGTCCTAGCCCCCATTTGCATACCGTACAATCTCTGCGCTTCTGAGCCAGCCGTGTTTAAGGCTTGATACCGTTCTGCTGCCTGACGCTGCCCAAGCTCATCTAATGCACGCTTGTAGCCTTCTGTGCCAACGCGGAAGCCTTGATTGGCAAGCCGTGTCTCTAGTTGCTCGCGCTGATAGTCTTGAACAGGCATCATCTGTTCCATAAGAGTATCTGCTACTTCATTCCTGTAATTTGAGTCGTATGTTGGAATATCTTGTAAGCCACCAAAATTATAGGCAGTAGCAAGCCCTGGAGCATAGTCAGCAACATCTGTTTGAAGCTGCCCAGGTTGTCCAGGCAAAGTCATTTCTGGTAGGTTTTGCCAATCAAACGGCTGGTCATACGACTCTGCAACTCTACCAGTAAAGCCTTGTGCCAGATTGCTTCTAGCTAACTGAGTCCCAATCTGGGAATCAAGAGCGGCTGCTAGACCTGGGTCAAGATTTACATTCTGAGTCCATTGCGTAACATCAAGTCCAGTTGAAGGATCAGTCTCAGCAGTAGTTTCCCAGCTTTGACTACCAAATGGAGTGTTTATAACAGGTCGGTTAGCATAGTTCTGAAGCATCACGTTCTCGCGTGATGCCGCTGCTTGTTCTTCTGCCGCGCCTCTGTAATCAGGCGGCGCTGGAGTAGCTTTGCTTCCCATCTTCCTTCTTCTCCAAAAAGCGGCACTCATCACGCCGCATACTTAAAATTATTAACTCACCGTCAGGGTGCGCGTCTTTAATACGCGCAACTTCCTTAAATCCCATTCTCTTATCAAAGTGTATCGCCCTTTCGTTTCCAGACGGAACAGCCCCAATAAGAACCTTCATTTCTGCTGTGTTAAAAGCGTAATCAAAAACACAGCGTATTAACTCTCTATTTACCCAGTTGCCTTCTCCTGCAACGTGCATTTGACATGAAGCACCGTTCCAACCGTCAAAACCAACTACGCCTTTTATCTCACCTTTTTCGTTTACATTGCCAATACAGCGAAAATGCACTGTTGGCACATAACCAATCTTCTCACAAAGCCAACCACCTAAAACGTCATGTGGGCCAAACAGAATCATCACATCTCTTAAAAGCCGTTAATAAAAGTCTATCGGGTCAAAGTCATTGCCAAACGCCGAAATCTTGGCTAATTGTGCTTCCTGGGCATCTCTTAGCATCCTGGCGTTTGCGCCATAAATAGGGTCGTCTAATTGCGTATTGAAGAACGCAATATCGCTTTGTAATTTATCAGTGTCGTATGTGTTCTCAATACCGCCTAACACTCTTGACTGATAATTTCTAAACTGATTGCTATCTACCCAATCTTGGTCGCTTCCACGGAAAGCAGAATACTGGTCTGCATATTCAGCGTTTAAATCATCCCAAAAACCAGGCGCAACAGACTCATATTTTCCAATATCGGGTTCGGATGGCGTTGGTGCTGGCGGTCCTTCACCACCCCCTCCGCCAACTCCTCCACCACCTCCTCCACCGCCGCTATCGCCGCCTGGAGGGGTATAGTTTGGGTCTGTATACCCAGAGAAAGATGGCCCAAGGTTAGCCGTGTCTCTCCAGCTAGTAACCGGCATAAATGGCGTTTCTGCGTTTAAAACGTCACTCAACGATCTACGGCTGACGTTTGTCCAGGGCGCTTCAAACGAAGTTGGCGCTCCTGGCGCTGTTGTTCTTCCTTGCGGTGTTGCGCTTCTTAGAGCGGCGATTAAGGCATTGCCATTAGCCATTACATTACTCCACCGATTTCACTTAACACATGATAACTACTGAAAGTGGTGCTTCCACCAACACCCTTAACTCTCATTCTTAACGCACCGTAGTATCCAAGCCCTGTTACACCAGACCAGCTTTGATACGTGTTAGCGGCTTGCGACCAAACTGCTAAGTCCCATTTACTAACATCCCACTCTGCAACCGTTCCTTCAACAAAAGGCGGTGAGCCATAAACGCCATCAAACGTATATTGCGTGTTAATCTGCGCTTTGTACGATGGTGTTTGACTTGATATGAATATCGGCCTGACCATGTTGAATTTCTTTAACTGGCCTGGGTTTCCAAACGGACTAAAAGCTGCCTGAATGTCACCCTGCACAGCAGAACCGCCCGTTCCAGCGGTTGATACCGAATCGTTTTCTCCGTAAAAACCCCTTGCAACAGTTTTGCTATCTGTTCCAAAGTAAAATTGACCACCAAGAACAGCAGTGCAAGCCATAGGCATATTGCTAAACGTACACCAAGCGCCAGTGCTGACGCTCATTGCATACTGCGTGTAAATGTTGTTTTTAGGTGGCGGCTTAATTAAAAGAATGTTTGTGTCTGGAACAAGAAGAATATCCCAAGACTTTTCATCTTTAAGATCAGCAACTAATTGAGTTAATTCGTTTTCTATCTTATCTGCTACGCCAAGTGCGCCTTCGACAAATTGACCGTTTACAAGCCGCGACATTGGAACAATACCAAGCGCAGACAAAACCATTACGTCACCACCGTAAGACGTAAAGAACCGCCCGTATTTTGGAACCGGGCCTACATACCAAACGCCCTTTAATCCAAAAGTTGCCGCACTTGTTGGGTCTGTTCCTTGCCAAACACCAACATCACCTTCAGAGCCTATAACAACAAGGTAGTCATCTACACCAACACCAGCGTCAAGCGTCCAGTTAACAATAGCCCTAACATAGCCACCGTTTCTTAGAAGTGGACCCATAACAAATTCTGTTGCGCTTCCAGTAATCGCGTCAACATGGCCTAAATAATAAACGCTGCTATCATTATCTGCCGTAAACCAAACTCTATTCTTCCAAACAGCAACGCTTGTCAGGTCTGTTGGTAAACCAGACACGCTTTGCTGTGTCCAGCTTGTACCGTCAAAAGTCCAGTATCCAGCGCCAGGAGACACCGCTAACAAGTAAGTGCCAGCAGAATTAGAGAATTGAGTTGTTATCCAAATATCTTCTGTTGAGCCGGTGCTTGCTTGGCTTACGCTAGGTGTTCCGGTAGTAACGTCATATATATCGCCGTTAGACGCAGCAAATAACTTGTTGTTTGCTGGTGCGGCAGCGTTATAAGAAAAAAGCGATTCTATGTCATTAGCTATGGCACTAGTGTGATATTGCCAGCCTTTTCTTAAAGAAACGCCCGTCCGCCTTGGTATAAAATTATCCAGCAGCATAGCGTCTGTTGGCGGCATTTCGTTAATTGGGTCGCGGAAATTCAACCCGCCAACAGGCGCAGGAGCAATGCCAAGACCAGACACTTGCGCTGCGGCTGCTAACCGAGGTGTTTTAAATTGCTTGATTGGAACAAGCGGCATATCTAGCTTCCAAAGCCAGTATCAGGTGTGTTTGACAACGGCTGAATATAAGGGAAACCAAAACTACGGGACATTGTTAGAACCGGAGCGCCTATCTTCCCGCCTTTTCTGTTTTCAAACTGAAGCTGGAAGTCACGCATAGCCGCGCTTGAATCCAAGCCTTTCATCTCTAACCACTTTACCCGGCCTAAAAGCGTAACAAGATTGCTGTCTATAAGAATGGTATCGCCATTCTTCGTGGCGCGGTTTTTATATAAATCCGCGTTATCAGCGTCTCTTACCCACGCCATAGATTGATAAAAGAAGGTTAGTGTTTGCGCGTCTGTTGGTGGAGCAAGGATGTAGAGTTCGTTGTCTCTAACTTGCCAGTAGAAAGAAAGCGTTGGCAAAACTGTTCTGACAATCAGTTGTTTCCACTTTTGCGGAGAAACAGGACCAATAGCGGGCCACTGGCTTGTAGAGTTCCATTGAGTTTGATCTACCCATTGGTAAAAGTCGGTAGGTAAAGTAAACGCTTTTTCGGTTTGACCAGAAGTGTCGGCCTCTATGCTCATGTCATAGCTTTTGGTCAACTCCTGCCAGGGATACAAAGAAAGCAAGTCATAGCCAGATTGATTGACTGCTTGCACCATCTGAACAACAGATGTGTCTGTATCCCCCGCAGGGTCAACCGGCTCGGGGTAACTTACCATTTGCGCTATATTTTTTACGATAGCACTTAGACTATTATCATCAATAATCTGATAAGCCATTAGAACCCCTTAATCTTCTACTTGTTCTTCGATAACTTTCTTCTTGCTTTTACGCGGGGAAGAAATTTTCATTAGTTCTGTTATTTGCGCTTGCATTTCTTCAATTTTAGCATCGCGTTCTTTTAACTCTGCGTTCATCTTTTCAAGCGGAGCATTACCCTTTGCTAATTCAATAAAAGCTACTGCTGCTCTTTTGTCAGACGAAAAGCCCATGAAGTTTTGTCCGACGCTATCAGCGGCTTCGGAAAGCTGCTCAACCGTATGAATGTTAAAGTATTTATATTCTTCTACTTTAGCTGGTGTCATACAGGGCAAAGACGTTAAAGGCGTTCCCTCTACTACGTTACCAGCGCCAGCTTTCCACCTCTCATAACGATCTTTAAACCTACGCTCATCAATCGAATCAACAGGTCTGACAACAACACTTAATTTGTCGCCTGGGACCATAATGCGTATGTAGTCGATTTCTTTGTAAATAGCCCTGCCTTTTTCGCGGCTTTCTCCAACCTGTAAAGCGGGTTTTCTAAAGAACTCAACAAACAATTTATCGTCGTTAGCAAATCTGGCTTCGTCTAATCCAGGCGCGGCTGCTACTGACGACCAATCTGTATTTTCTGCGGTAGGGGTATTCATTTTTTAATTCCTTTTTAAGAGAAACACCCCCGGCTTTTTGCCGGGGGTGCTGTAGATAACTAAACTCCGACGCCATCTCCGTATTCAATTTTAAAATCTGTACCGGGAGCGCCGCCGATACGAGAACCGCTAATGCTGGCTCCATCTGCACCGCTTTGACCGATGCCTTCTACTGATGCGCCAGTGTCTTGACTTGCGTTTGTGTCAACAACAGCCGGGTAAGTTGCCGATACTGCTGCGCCATAAGTTACGGCCATCTCTGATTACCTCCTTCTAAAAAAGACCTCCAAGCGGGAGGGTCCACCCTACCGCTCGGAGGCAAGGCAGACCCTACCACAAGGTCAATTAGGCTTGGACGCGGCCTTGGAACTGAGCGCCCGAACAAGTCAAGTTACCAGCCCAGCCAAGAATCTGCACTTCAGCGTCTTGGTTGATCGCGTAACGTGCTTTCGGAGACAACGCCACCATGTTGCGATCACGGTGAGGACGAAGGAAAAGATACTTCGTATTCAGCATGAAGCCAGTAGCAGACGGACAGTAACCGCCAATACCACCGTCAAGCACAACGTCAGAGTCCATGAACTTCAGAGTTGGGAAGCCAAGGTTGCCTGTGGTTGCGTCTGTAAAGCGTTGCTGGGCCTGTAGAGAACCCATGTAGTACGTCCAGTAGGTGTTATCCAAAACCACCAAGTCAGGGCGATCTGCACCCCTTACAAGGCTTCCCCAGAGGCTATTAAGAGCCGCCTGGATGGTTGTGGCAGAAGCAGTCACACCTTCGGTGCTGAAGTCATACAGACCAGAGCGCCAGAACGTGTAAGTAGCACGGTCAATGCCGCCATACGTTCCAGTTGTCGGGTCAGAAGGCACCGCAGCGTTTAGGCCCGTTACTTCTTTACCGCTGGAGCCGGTGCCGTCTGAATAAACAGATTCGGCAAGTTTGTTCGCCATCGTGCTTTCCGCGACGTTTAAACGCGCTTCAAGTAAGTCAATGAACTGTTCCTGACCCGCGTTCTGTAGCATTTCGAGGCCAGACATAACGACTGGGCAAGCAAGCTGTTTAATGTTGAACTCAGAAGCACTGATTACGTCAGCGGTAGCTACTGGCAGCAGATCATAGCCACTGTAGAAGCCAGCGTTGCCGTTTTCAGCAAACGAAAGTTCTTGCATAATGACGTTACCACCGCCAAAAGGCTTGACGTTTCCACGCTCGTTAAGACGAGCAAGCAAAGCGTTATTCTTGGTTACGTTGTCAGCAATCTGTTTTGTGCGAGACTGAATAGTCGTCGCAATGATGTCCGTTACGGACGAGTTGGCAAAAGCCATTTGTTTTCTCCATGACGTTAGGCTCCGCGTTTTGCAGAGCGATGTTTTCACCTGTTCATGCAGCCGAACTGGTGGCTCGTCATGTCCCTTGAATGGCCGTACAAGGGTGGCATTAGCGCCTGTAACCGTAAAGATGAGGCATAGCCTTCTTTACGCTTGTCGCTGCATACCTCAATTACAAAAGTGCTTGCCTAAAGGCGTAAGTTTCTAAAAGAGTGGCTTACGTTAAAGCGTTGCACTTTTGCAACATTACCATCAGCGTGAGTTGCTTGCAATAGCAGACTCAATCGCTGATCTAATATCAACAGCAGCAGGGCTGTTTGGAGATGCCAGGGCTGGACCACCAGAAACACTTACCGCAGCGGCTCTAGCTCTTTGCGCCACGCTTGTGCTTTGCTGTGCGCCCTTAGATTTCTGCCTTTTTTGAAGAACATCGCGCACCCTTGGGTTAGCAAGACAGGCTTGTCGGTAAGCGTCTTGTAATGAAAGTTCTCTCCCACGCCTGTCAGCTACCTCCATTAAATCAGCCATTTCTTCGCGCACATCTTCTGAAAACTCAGCATTTTCAATAAAGTTCTGAACTTCGCTTTGAGCCTCCATGCGAACCTGTTGAGTTTGGTTCTGCTTGGCTTGTTGAAACTCATTCATAAAGTTTTGAACGGGCTGAAGCTGTTGCTGGATGGCTTGCTGCAACTGAGTGTTCTGATCGTGATTCTGCGGGATTTCTCCGACCAACGCCCCGTCTAATTGAGAAATAAAGTCTTGTCCAAACCGGCCAACACCAAATTGCTTCACAATACCAGAAACAAGCTGTGCAATTTCTGGCGCTGTGCCTGTACGCAGCTTCGCAGCAGTAGCCATGACATTATCAATAGCCTGTAACGGACTACTGTTCTCAGCCTTAATAAACACCTGATAAGGCTCAATAACCTTATTTACGGCTTCCGCGTATTTACGAGCGGACGACGACTCTTTCAGTGTTTGCTGTACTTCGCGTTCTCTGCGCTGTACTTCACTCTTAACGCTATCTGGTAGCTTGGCCCAATGCTCTCTTACGTCAGGTCGCCATGAAACAGGCGCTTTCTCTTGTTTCTTTGGCCCAGACTTAGGCCCAGGGCGGATAGCTTCTTTTGGCGCTGGTTCATCGCTTAACTCAAGTTCAGGCTGTTCTTGAGGCTCGATTTCAATGGCTTCACTCTCAAAAGTGTCAGAAGTGTCAGAAACCTCTTGCTGAACTTCCTCTTGTACTGGCTGGTCAACAACTTCTTCCTGTCCGACAGCCGATTCAATGGCATCTCTTAAAGAGCTAGTTTCTTCTGTTGTGGTAGGTTCTTCATCCATTTTAGTTGCTTTCTATTTTGTGGATAGCTCTAGCAATATCTTCTCTCCGAAAAGTTCCGCCGTTTTGCATATAATTTTCACGGCTTTCCTTTGCTTCCGACCAACTATTAGTAAAGTCATCCATCGTGGTAAGGTTATTTTGCTTCATGTATTCGCGGTGCTTTTTTCTTGTGCCTATGTCTGTTCCATCAGTCGCAACTAACCCATCATAATGAGCGTCAGAAACAAATATCTTCTTGTCGGCTGGACCTTGTTTTTGCCTCGTTATTTCAATGAGTTCGTCTAGCTTACTATCGTAGCGGTAGGTTCTTTTCATGCTGTTTGCCTTAATGCTTTTGCTTGCATTGACTGTTTTGATTCCCTGTTGTCGGCGGCGGCGTATTCTTCGGCCACCGACTTAGGAATACCAGCCTTTTTAGCAAATTTAGAGTTGTTTGCCGCAGCAGCCATAAACTTGGCTTGTTTTTTAGACTTGCTTGGCATTGTCGTAGGCTTCTTCTTCTACCTCTTCGCCTTCTGCCATGGCTTCTTCTTCTGCCATCATATCGTCGTCATAGTCGTTAGGGATTTCTCCCAGTTGGCGCAGAATTTCAGCGTATATTTGCATTTTAGCCATTGGCATTGTCTTTCTCCCTGTAGTTGATTATCCGATGTCAAATAATGTGTCCATTATTTAAGCTGCCCACCAAGGTCTTTTTCTAGCTCTATAAGCTCTTTGGTAAGCCCCGTGCCAAAAGGTAAATTTCGGGACCAGTTTTTTGCCGTTGGAATGTCCTTATCCCCAGCCATAAGAAACCCGCCTATAACTTGGTCAAGCCTTGACTGCTTATGCCAATCATCGAATGAGCGGGTTTCCTGATAAACTGGGTCTGGTGGCGTACCTTTGCGCTCCGCCTTTGTCGGCTTTTTTCTTCTAGCGTTCTCATGGAGGTATTCATCTTGAGCGTGCTGATAACTTTTCTTTGCCCAGTCCACATAACCAGAATCAGACATAGCGGCATTATGAATCTTCTTATAGCGAGGAGGGTCAACGTCTTTAAGTAAATGGAGACTCTCCAGAAGAACCATTTTATCGCGGTAATTTTCTGAGCCTTCCGCCCCAAACTTTGCATCATTTATATATATTTTAGGTCTTCCAGTAGGACTGTCGGCCCCCTGTAGTGTCTCCGCCCAGCGAAAGTCGTTAGGTTTGAAAAAGCCCCGGCCCTCGGCCTCATTTGCAACATCAGCCGCCGCTAGAAGGCGATCTGAAAGCATCGCTTCGTCATCGTCACCCTTTTGGCGTAATATTTCAGCGTATAGCTGCGGTTTAGGCGTTTGCACTGTCTTTTTCCATGTAGTTGATTATCCGATAATAGGTGGCAAAGGACGTTTTGGCTGTGCAGCGTTATTTGCCATCTGGTTTAGCTGGAATATCTTGGTCTGAGTGTCTACCTGGGTTTCTATCGCGCTGGCTTCTCTTTCCTTGGCTCTTGCCACTTCTGCCGCTGTCTCTGCCTGATCTTGTGCAGACGGTTGAGGAGGCTGCGGCGGATTAGCTTGTAACTGTGCAACAGCCTGATCCAGCACACTCTCTATCTCTGAAGAAACCTTAAACTTGGAAACAGACCACTGCAATAATCTCAAGAAGTAAGGAGACGAGCCAGGAACAGTTTGAATCATAGGACCAATCTGCGACACAAACGCACCCATGGCCGACATAAACTGTACCGCGCTGTCACGCTCTTGCGCCCAATCCATTGCCGATAATGAATCAGCCTCTACGCTAATTCTGTACTCAGCCAAACGCTCGTCTTTAATAAGCTGTATAGCAGGGCCAGCAAAATCAGCGTCAGGTGTACGCATAATATTAGAACGCATGGCAATCGTCTCTGGTTGCCAATGCTTACTAATAATCTCCGCTTTTATACGCAAAAGGTTAGTAATCCACTCGGCAATGTAGAACTGGTTTAGCTCTACTCTCGTTGAGCCAAACTGCGCCTTGATTTGCTGGGCTGTAGCCGTTTCTGAGGCTTTGCTAGTACCGCGCATAATGTCAGAAATACCTAAAACTTCGTAAATCTGGGCTGTTTGGTCTTGCCGGTAGATACGCAATGAAGAAATCGCGTTAACAACCTGATCAATAGGAACCCAGTCAACCTTACCCTTAATCCCACCGCTTTCAGCAAACATAGCCCAGTTATCAACTGGAATAAGCTGGTTTTCAGCAGCTTGGTTAAACATGCGCTGAATGCCATCGTTGTTCTTGTCGTAAAGACCAATGACTTTAGTTGCTTTCGTCAACCAAGTTATGCGCGTATTTATCTCATCAAGCTCTTGAAACTGATCTTGTGCAAAAATGTAGTCAGCACGCGGCATGAAGTTGCTGCTTGTAAGGTTCGCAGCTAAAGGTGGGGGGCAAGGAAAAAATTCATCAAGCTCTAAGGGGTCATCCTTAACATCAAGTATGACTTCACACCCTTTTGCGTACCAATAAACCTTTTTGTCCTCTTTGCACCAAACCTCAAAAATTTCTGCACGCGCCCAAGGGTCATGTTTAGGCGTTTGAGCGTTTACGTCCTTAGATGTAGACGAAAACAGCGGGACAACCTTCCCTATTTCCTCACCAAACCGCTTTATAAGCTGATCCCGCGTCATATAGACCCGACGCGCTACCCACCGCACTTCTTCCCAAACACGCGCAGGAGAATAGAAAAAATCTTTCCAGTAAATGTAATCAATCGGCGCTGTTTCATCAATTATGCGCTCGGTGATCTGCTCCGGCATTATTTCTTCGCCCGTCATAGGGTCGATTTCAGCCGGTATTACCTCTTGCTCCGTTTCTACAGCGTATCTTAGCCACGCTTGGCCCATGCCAACCACCAGCCAGTCCTCAATGCACTGGCGTATAGCTGAATCCCAGTTAGATACGTTGTCATCAAAACTACGGTTAAGAATACGCTGTATTATAACACCAGCAACTCTCGCCTGATCGTCAGCCGAATCAAGAAAAGACCGCGCAACACTAGCTTTTGGTGGCCTTGCATAAAGCAAGGACAACAAAACCTTCATACTCGACCAGAACAGGTTAATCCTGGTTTCTTCTTTTCCCCATTCGTCGCGCTTGTCTAAGTACCTTCGCGTTATCTTGTCTCCGTCCTCCTGAAACCGCTCAAGCTCCTTCTTAGATGCCTCTATCTCACTTGACCAACGCTGCGCCATTCCCTGTGGCGTGTCAGAAAAGTCACTCATACTTTTAATTGTGCTTGTCTGTTCCATTATCCGACTCTTGTTGATTGTGAAGGCTGACAGTCCCAAATCCCGTCAAGCGTAAACTCATACATTGCGTTGCTTTTTAACTGTTTTTGCCCTTCTGCGCTAGGTGTTTTGCTTCCACCAGTAGGCTTGGCAGAAAGAGCAAGATACCTGAAAGCGTCAGACGCATGGCTGTGCTGGTCATGGCGCGGCTTGTTCCTAAACATCTGCGTGCGCTCGTCCCACTCCCGCATATAAGAGCGTAAATGCTCAAGCCCATCATACGTCGCATCTTCGTTAAAATAACACTTAGGCAACACCATACGCGCCGCCTCAATTCCATCCTGCAATCCCATGCTCGGTACAATCTTGGGCGTAATACCAGAAGATAAGAATTGCTCTATAATACTCTTACCAGTTTGCAAACTCTTTGCCCTGGCATCGTGAGGTAAGTAAACCGTACCAACTTTATAGGGCCTGTTCTTGACCCAATCAATGTAATGGCTTATAGGCTGGCCGTCTGCCTCGTAAAAGTCAACGATCTTGTAGCCATCAGGCGTAGTCTGCCAAGCCCACCAACTACAAGAATCGGTGTAGCCAAGGTCAGCAACCACATCAACTTCAAACTCCTTATCAGCGTAAAACTTACCTACGCGGCCATTGCTGTAGCTTTCAGTTATTTGCTTTGCGTAATATGAGCCAGGAATAGCAGCGTCAAAGCTAATCTCGTACTCCGTTAAGTACGCCTCTTCCGTCATCTGCGCCCTTGCATCGCGTAGCTCGTCAGGATGCAAAATGTTCGTCTTGCTTGCCGGTAACTCCATCAGCAAATACGTCTCAGGGTTTAGCCTTGCTTCTTCCCTAATTTGCCAAAAAAAATTTTTGCCAGATGGTGTTCCAGCAAATATAGCCCAGCCAAGCCTGTCTGACAGGCTCGGACGCAAAACAGAGTACCATGCGCTCGGCCTTATCTGCCCAACCTCATCGAGAACTACACCGTCAAAGTACATCCCTCGATAACTGTCCGGGTGGTCAGCCCCGCCAACAAAAATACGGCTCTCACCTCCCGCTTCGTTCTTGATTGTAATAATCAACTCTGACTCGTTAGGCTTCTTTGCCCAGACAGGCTTTGACAAGTCCTTTAAGTATGTCCACGCAACCTTCTTGGCTTGGTCGCGAAACGGGGCTAGGTAGGCGAACTGCGGCTTGGGATGCGAGCAGCGCAGGGCGCTAACCATAATATCCACGCACATCGCTACCGTCTTTCCCGCCCGTCGGTGCGCGACCATGACTGCCCAACGCTGCTTTCTAGCGTGCAGCGGGGCAAAGACTTCTCTGGGCCTGTATTCATTTATGTCCATATTAAGTGAACATTCCCTTTTTTCTCATCGTGGGTGTGGGGGGCATATATAAATATATAGGGGGGTACCCCCGGTCGGAGGGGGG